ATGAATATGAATTGAAAAAGGTGTGTTTTAAGACGGAAAAGTGCGGAGCAAAGCCATTTGTATATCGATATAATGGCAAGCTAAAACAACTGAGAAAGCTCGACGGCTGGAAAGATAAAACAGCCGTAGCATATTTTGCGCACTTAGATGACATGGATAACGATTTAAGAGCCAGAGAGCCAAAACCTTGGGTAGATTTTATAACCCAGTACACTTACCCTCCTGTTGATTTGCAAACGCCTGAACACGGCTTAGAGGGCCTAGGAGGTGCTGTTAGTGACTTGCTCAGAAACCAAACAAATTCATTAGTCGATAATATATTTGATGATGAATTTGGGATCGGAGATGCCTTAGCTTTAAAATGGTATGATGCTTACTGCGGCGCTTCCCCTTCGGAGAATAATAAATTTAAAATAAAGTTAGGCGTCAACATAAGAACTGATGTTTTTGATAATGCCAAGGCATCGTTATCTGAAGAAAACCTAAATAGCTTAATATCTTTAGCTGAATCGCAATCTTTTGGAGGGCTGAATGAATACTTTGATCCTATGGGGGTCATCTGTGCAGCCGCCACTTCGGGCGATATTGAGAAATTAATATCTAGTTTACAAAAGCTGAAGAACACTGGCCTGCAGGCTGCATTAATGCAAGCTATTTTTTGTTTCATGAAAGGTCTTTCATTCGATAATGCGTTGAGTAGTATAATTTCTGCTGCGCTTTCTCAAATGAACTTTGATTATTTATATAAACTTTATAGGCTGATGCCGTCTGACACCCAATCAGAAGTTGATCAGATGGCAGAGGAGAAATTTATAGAATCAAATTATAACGCCACGGGAGAGTTTCAGACACTTTTTGCGATTGCTGCCCAAAATGAAGAAGCGGAATATGCTGCAGAAACTGCAACCACGCAAGGCACCTTAGCCAATCATTATGAAGGCGGAACATCTTCGGTATATATTGAGAGCAATGACGATGAAAATCCCGCGCAAAAACAAATTGAAATGTCTTATGTTAAGGCGATTTTAGAATATTATACCAAATATGGTCTTTTATTAGATTTAATTGACCTATTAAATAACTTCCCGGGCGCTCCATTAATCGCAAGATTGTTTTTCTTTGGGGCATGCCCCCGACCTGCGATGTTCACTCCTTCCGTTTTCAGCTTTATTAAGGATCTGGAGTTGCCGTACTTTAGAGGCATAGATGATATAACGCTTCCTAAGTTGGTAAATCCTTCCGAATGGTTGCCTAAAATTAGTGATTTATTACAAATTCTTTTTGCAAAAATAAAACAAATAATAATAAATATTGCAGTATCCATTATAGTTAAGCTGTTCAATAAAATTTGCGATATAATCGCAAGACTATGTGATAAATTGGAGTCTGTGGGACAGTTGACATCTGACGCCATTAGTAGCGGCTTGGATGACTTAAGCAATATTGTGGAAGGTGGGATATTCGGCCCGGGCGAGGATTATTCGGATTCAGATGTTGAAAATGCAATCGTAGACATGTTGGCGAGTTTTGGACTGGGTTCTGCAGCTTTCGGAAATAGAGAACTAACCTTGTCTTTTGCTGAAAGTATGGCAAACACGATGACCCAAAAAGAGTTGATTAATGCATTTTTAGGCAAGACTACACCGGACGCTAACGCGATTATTTCGGAAATAATAGATTCAGAGTATCCAGAATTTAGAGATGCACTGCCGAATGAGGCATCGATATCTGACATGTTCACAAATATGGGAAATATTCTTCCTCCGGCATTTAAAGACAATTTAAACAATTTGGCAAATGAAATACCGGCTGGAGAAGAAATACCGGTTAATCCTTCTTTATGCGCAACTCAAGAACAGTTAGATGATTTTTGTGAAGCCCGGGCGAGTATTCTGCAGGGGCGCGCCTCACCGGAACAGATATCACAATTGTGCGATAATCAGTTTAGCCCTAATGGCGCAGACGATCTTGGAGATCTCCAATCGATTCTAGAGAAAGGTATTGGTGATCACATTGCAGACAGCCTACCTCCGGTTTTATCAGATCCTGGCTGTGATAATGGTTTGCTGCCTTATGAGCCAGAAGAGGCAATCGAAACAACAACTGCCGGCATTGGCAACTTTTTTGAAATATTGTCGACCGATTATATTACAGATATGTTAGGTAACGGACCAACAGGAAAAAATTGGGGCCTGTTGAATATGATGATGTCGGACACCGAGGGGCTACCGATAACCGCACATGTTAATAAGACCGCATTTAATCCAAACTATGTTAATGAATATGGTACGTTCTTTCCCGATCCGAAAGTTGTCGCTGCAGCCACATATTACTCGCCGCCAATCGGTCTAGCCCTCGCAGCGCTAGATCAAAGCAGAAGGAAAGGAGCTTTTCCAGAAAAAGTCTCTGCGTATTTACAATATTATATGAATGGAGACATAGAAGATATAGATTCAGCAATCTCTATTAATTATAGCAATAACATACAAGAAACACAAGTGGTCGAGAATCCATATGAAGGTCGACAAATCTTATCATCGCCACCAACACCTTTTGTTAGTGACACTTCATATGCCACAACTGCAGAGTATGTTTATGATCAGGGAGAGATCTCAGGTATTCAGATAACATATGGTGCCAGAAAGTCTGAAAGTGATTTTAAGTTGAGTTTTAGTGATTATGCAAAAGGGTATAAACAATTTGGAGAATCAGAATATGAATATGGTTTTGACATAGAAGGGTTTACAGCCGAGTTGCAAGAAGATGATGGGGTCGAAAGCAATATTTATAGCGATAACATAAGAATCAAAATATCAGAAAGAATCAATTTAGCGGCAAAAAGTTATGACAAAAAAACAACACCAGAGCCAACGATTGCAGAGGGAGTCGAGATCAAGGACGGAGAGTTTGAAGGGGATGATCCCTTGTCGATCGATTCAGAATCAGAAGCGAATGGCGACTTGGACGTAGTGACGACAACTAAATATCAGTTTTTAGCGATTGATGATACTTTTTCGGAAATAGAGAGTGAGTTGGACCAATATAGTAATTTTCAAAATTGTTTTACTAGCAAAAAGGAAGAACAACCACAAAGTATTTTATTGCAAGAAATAATAACAAATGAAAATGGAAGCTCACCAGAGATTAGTATTATTAATTCCTATAGGGGAGATGCGACAAAAACAATATTACAAAATATTTTTGAGATTGTTGCTGATTCTGAAGCTGAAATATCCGCTTGGAATTTCGGATCCGAGAAAGATGATTTGGTTAAAGAAGATTTAGATTATGGGATCAATAATAATGGCACATGGTTGTCATATAAAGATGCCGGCTTCACAGACGAAGACATGGTTTTAGGAATCAGTTACGATCAGTTTAAGAATGAAATAGCCGGAACACCCGAAAAGACTAGAGTATTTTACTTCAGTCCTGAAGATTTTAAAGGTACATACACAGATCCATCGTTTCACATCAAGGATCCAGATCTCAAAGGGTGGATAGGCTTAGTCGACGCTTTGTTTCCAGATTTTAGCCCTTGTAAGCCATCTAACTCAAGTCTCATAGACTTTGAGAGTATAAAACAGCAGGTATCAGATTTATATCCCAATATCCCTGAAGACGAAAGGCTTAAATCAGATCCAGATTGTATTGTGGAAGTTCCATATAATAGAGTTCTAGAGCGCCCAGCAAAAGCTAGTATGATAGGGTTGATTATATCTGCCTGTAGAATATTCGCCAGTGTGCATATCGTTAAAGCATTACCGACATTTGCAAAGTTTAGTCCAAAATTCCCAGACGTGTACAGCAGCCTGTTCTCTTCTTATATTATAGAAGATATGGAAAATTCTTTTAAGAACGCAAAAGGTGCCGATTGGGAGTTGTTTAACGGCTTCTCCGATGAAGACTTCTGGTATGGATTCTTGGAGCAGTGCGTTCAGATGTACGATTATCGCGTTGACATCGGAGATATAGAACCTCCCGACAGTGTATTGCAGGCATTAATAAGATTAAATGGGGCACAAGAAGAGTACGAATATCCTTTAAGGCGAAAAGACGTTAGGGGCGACATTGGCTTATTCCAGACATTAAAAAGCTACCGCGAAGAAAAAAACTTGGAAGCAGTTAAACAGACAGAAGATGATGCAAAAATTGTTATGAAGGAATGGATCAGCGAACAGCTAAACCATATTTCAGAAAAACTAATAACAAACTTAAAAAATGCTGATTTTGAGCCAGATATAAAAGATTTAAATTATTATATTTTCGAAAATCTGTGCGCCGGCAGCACGCTAGATATTAACAGCAATATAGACAGTAGCGGCAATATTGTTGTTTCTTATGTCGATTTGCCAACAGTTCCTTTTGAAACAAATGATGAAGTTGAAGAGCCTTATTATACTTTTGGAGGACAGTTTGTTATAAAAGATGCAAATTCTGGATTATTTAAAGTCGGGCAAGAATATATTGGAAATTATCACGTTCACCTAGATGAAATGGGGAATATAATTTATATGGTTGGCGAATATCATAGTGATAGTGTTCATGATGTGCTTTCTCCGCTTTCATCAATTGTCAATGTACCAATGGGGGACGTTGCAGATTTAAATACAGTTTTAAGTTACGACGATAAGCCATTCTTGATCGAAAAATATGTTTTAATTGGTGGAATACAATATTCTACAACAGCGGCTATTGAGAAGATTGCTAGTTTGGAGGATTTAGAGCAGTTGGTGTCCGATGTATATCCCGGCACGATGAGTATTGTAACAAACGTTAATGATCAAGAGGTCGGGATTACCGGCGAGCTTGGGATTCGATATGGGCTGAAATTTAGTTGTGTGATAGGAGGCTCGGCATATAAAATAACTTCTGTTGAAATAGATGCCTTGGACCTGCCGCTGAAAGAATTTAAAACATTATCGGCAAATAGTAGAAACCTGTATTGTTTGATAAACTATCTAAAAAATGATCCGAAGTTTAAAATGGTGTCAAAATATATTATACCAGTCAATAAACTAGTTTCCTTGACGGCAGTATATAATGATATGGCAATGCTACCATCAGTTGGCCAGTTGGTAGCCGAAAAAGAAAACTTACTTGATGCCACCATTGAATCTAAATTATTGAGCACTGCCGGAAAGATACCGGAAGAAGTAAATACAATCTTAGATACTGTGGATACTACAGCGCTGGATCGACATGATGGCGTCTGGGCACACCCAGACGATCGTTCGAATAGAAAAGGTCTTTTTGTTCTATCCTGGGATAACTGGGATCGCGATATGTTAGTTAATTCTACTAGCAGGATTAAAAAAATGTTTAAATCATATTATAATTCTAGAGATTTTGATGTTACTGCAATCACAAAAAGTACAGATAGCCCGGGAGAAATAACGCAAAAGAAACTCAAGAAGTCCTTTAATCCGGGTAGTATCAGCATTAATTTGAATTTGGATTTTGATATACCATGGTTCAAAAGAAGAAGATTGATCTCTAATCCATTCAATTCTCTCGGAGAGGTATGCAAAAAAGAAGACTCGGAGTAATTACATTAAGGATACATTATGTCAGGAATATCAGTAAAAGCGCCGCTGCAGAAATCTTCGGAAGATGGTTTCGGCTTAACAAAAGATTTAAAAGAAAATATTAAGCAAAATTTAAAAATGTTAATTTTGACTAGTCCCGGTGAACGGGTAATGACTCCCAATTTTGGAGTTGGTATTAAAAAATATTTATTTGAAATGTCAAACGATCAAGTATTTGCCGCCATCGATACGAACATTCGAAAACAGGTTTCGACATACTTGCCGTATATTAGAATAGACAGAATACAATTTGACACGCTAGATACTGATTTGAATAAAATTATCATAAAGGTTACATATTCTGTACCCCGGATTGCTTTATCTGACGTGTTGATTACAGATGTGCTATAAAAAACTTATTTTACTATTTATGTTTGAGGGCAACTAATGGCAGATGAACAAAAGAAAATAATCCCAATTAACTACACAAATAGGGAGTTTGAAGAAGTAAGAAAGGATCTGCTACAGATAGCGGAACGTTACTATCCTGATTCATTTCAAGATTTCAGCGAAGCTTCGTTTGGTTCAATGATGGTCGATTCGGTGGCATATGTGGCAGATCAGCTATCATTCTATTTGGATTATAATGTTAATGAAACATTTTTAGATACCGCCTATCAATATGAAAATATTGTACGCCATGGGCGTGCATTGGGGTATAAGAATACAGGCCGAGCCTCAACATTTGGAAAAGTAGCGCTTTATGTCTTGGTACCCGCCACCGCAACTGGCCTAGGCCCAG